CTCGAAAAGGAAATTGGAATGGACACGGTACTTGCGACTTTAGGAAAGTTCTTCATCACAGGTCTTGGCTTAATTGCCATGCTTGTAATGGTTGGATCTGTCCTATTTTCGGTTCGTTACCTTGTCGACTTCATTTCACCTTCTCGGGGGGCCTCTTCTGAGTCGGTACCGGTAACACCGGCACCTTCTCAACCTTCCCTTATTTCTAAGGGGAGGTGGCTTGTATGACGTCAGGGTCTATTATCTTTGACCGATCTCCACAATCGAAATATTATAAAACCTGGGACGGGACTAACTACCCCGCAACTCCAGCTAGTAATTTATTTCAAGCATCGTGGAAGAAGATTGACCTGGCTATCGATGAGGCTGAGCTCACTAATGTGCGCAACCGCCTCGGATATAGCTATGGCCGCATCTGGGAGAAGCGGAGGGTTAAACCTCGTACTTCTCTCGTCGATCATCCCTATGACATGCTGCTCGAGTTCTGGATGGACTCCCAAGGAATTTGGAATGTCTATGACTTTTACCCGCCTTACCAACTTGTTGGTACGTCGGTGTATTGGTTTCGACAACTCTATTCCAGCGGGTATTCCTCCAATTTCTCGACTGCATGGAATGCGAACGATACGATCGCGTTGCAGGGTAAGCTTCGGGAAAAAATCATTGGATCCGACTTTGACATGGGTGTCTTTCTCGGAGAGGGCCGCGAGGCTCTTTCTTTGATTGCCAATTCAGCCAAGAGGATCTATGATGCATACCGAAGTTTCCGTCGACTGGACGTTAAAGGAGTTTCTGTGGCCCTCGGAGCCTCCCACAGAGATGTGGAGAGAGCTTTTAAAAGGTCACGGATGCCTCTTTCGCCGACAGCCGCTTCTCGCCAAGCCGCCCAGGCCTGGTTGGAATTGCAATATGGGTGGATGCCACTGCTTAAGGACGCTGAAGGTGCTGCGCAAGCGTTAGCGCAGCAGCTCAACGAACCTGCAGTTCAGACCTACCGGGTTAGGATGAAGAAGCCTATCACTGCGACACCTCTCTCTTCTAACATTAAGACCTTCGACTTCGACGGGCTTGCCCGTGGTCAGTTGATAGGCCGTGTGAAAGAAGTGAATGTGCCTGCTCTAAATGGGTTGATCGATCCTTCCTCTGTTCTGTGGGAGCTCACGCCGTGGTCATTTGTTGCCGATTGGTTTATTCCAATCGGTAGCTATCTGTCCGCTCGTGGTCTCGCACAATCAGTCTCCGGTACGTTCGTTACGACAATTTCGAAGCGTGAAAGCTTCTTTGCACAGTCTGGTGTTCCGACAGGGAGTCCTCAGAACGAACTTGTTCGAGAATTTAACTATCGACATCTGAAAGTGCAAGTCCAACGAACCGTGTCGTCTTCCTTAAACACTCCTTATCCTCAGTTTAAACCACTGAAGGATGTGGTGTCTTGGAAACACGCCGCCAACGCCGTGGCTCTTTTAGTGACTAACTTCTCCGGAGGTAAAGTCGCCGATAAGAGAAAGCTCCTGCCTTCCCACAAAGGTAACCGTTAGGAATTGACAACGTATGTCAGCTATTGCAAATATCGCCGTCTATGATGGCGCAGCGACTCCTGTTCTGCACACCCTTGTGCCTGTTTCCGTCACGAGAGATCGTGGCGGGATTCTGGCATATTGGCGCGAACAGCTCGCTTCGGTCCCCACGGAAGCCCAAGTTTGGGCAACCATGAAGCTCGACACCCTGAAAGGCGGTGTCGTGCGGGCCGAGATCACCGTCGGTGTTCCCGTGATGGAAACAGTGACGAATCAAAATGCAGCAGGCTATACTGCCGCCCCAAAGGTTGCATATATGGACAAGAATGTGTGGACTTCGTTCCACCATCCGCGTTCCACTATCACCTCCCGGCGGTTGTGTCGTCAGCTCCTGACGAATATCAGCAACAACATCTCTACGAGTGTTGCAGCTGCGACGTCAGGCCCGGCATCTGAACTGATCGATAGTCAGGTAGCTCCCACCTAAGTCGCGAGACCGTGGTTTGTCCGCCATGCGGGCACTTATAACTCTTATGGAGTTCATCATGCGCGTTAAGCGTTGGGATGAGACCTTGTCATCAGACAGTTCTAATCTGATTCTCTCTGCTCTGTCAGACCGCCATCTTCAAGAAATTGACGATGGCCGCATTAAATCCGACCTATCGAAGCTCCTAGCGGAGCAAGATTGGAAGGGTTTATGTACCTATGAACTAACCCTTGAAACGGACGTTCGGAGTTATTCAAACGCACGGCAGATCTTAGCATTTTTCCAAAAACGCTCTGACCTGTCTTTCGCGGATGTTGACCCGAAAGCCGTCGCTTGGGATACGTTCATAGAGGCCGAAAACCTTTGTCTCGAGACGAATCGTCTCTTCAAATCCTACTCGTCTGGCCGTTTTTGTTTCGGTCGACGTGTTGAGCCCGTGCTTTACGTGGCTCAGCAGAAAATCAGTAGGATTCTCGGAGATGTTCCCCGTCTAGATGAACTAAAGATTCGGTTCGGTCCGGGCGCTACGACGCAAGTCAAGAAGAGAGATGCATCGCCTCGGCGTAAGCTGAGTCAGATGTTCTGCTGTAGCGAAGACTCTAGGGCAGCTTTGCAACCTGTCCTGGAAGAAATCCCTCTCTGGTCCCAACTCGTTGGGTCCCCAGAAGGGACGATCCCTGTGAGAATTGATAACTCTCGCGTGGACTTCGTCCGGAAGACTGCAAAGACAGACCGAACTATCGCTGTTGAGCCATCCCTGACGGGAATGGTCCAACTTGGGATAGGCGATTTCATCGCCGGTCGTCTTCGCAAAGAAGGTTTGGATCTCAAGCATGATCAGGCCAAAAACAAAAGGCTTGCTCGTCTCGGGTCCATTACGGGCGCTTTAGCAACGCTCGACCTCAGTAGTGCCTCTGACACCGTTTCATCCGGCCTTGTTGAGTCGCTCCTACCATTTGAATGGTGGGACTTTCTCCGCAAGTTCCGGTGCTCGGTCGTGAAAACTCCTTTCGGCTTACGCCGATTGGAGAAGTTCTCGACTATGGGCAACGGCTTCACGTTCGCTTTGGAGACTCTCATTTTCTTTGCTCTTGCGAAAGCAAGCGCGGAGATTCAGATGTCTCAGGAGCCCGTTAGCGTCTATGGTGATGACATCATCATAGGGACTGATGCCTTCGACTTGCTCGTCGAATGCCTAGTCGCCACGGGTTTCGTTGTGAACAAGAAGAAGAGCTTCTCCACTGGCCCCTTCCGGGAGTCATGTGGAGGTGACTACTTTTCCGGTTCTTCCGTACGTCCTTGTTATATCAAGGACTCCCTGTCTGGTCACGACCTTTTTATCCTGCACAATTTCTACGTGCGGGAGGGCCGGACCGACCACTCGTCCTTTGTTCGCTCGTTCATCAGTGATGAACTCGCGATATACGGGCCCGATGGCTTCGGGGATGGGCACCTTCTGGGAGCCCATTCTTTGGATCCATCGAACCGTGACAAAGGCTGGGGGGGATATACCTTCGAGACCTATACATATAAGCCGAATCGGGTTTTCTATAAGAAGCCCCTTTCGGCCGACTATGTTTTCCCCGCGTACTCCATCTATGTCTCGAGCGATCAAGACGTAGATGTGGCGACTTACCCCTTTGAAGAGAAGCTCCTCCACCGGAAGGTGGGGTTGGTTCGTCCTCCTGGGACTCAGTCGGTGTATCGGGGTGGGTCTTTATCAGACACCTTACCGGGTGTTAGAGGGTATAAACGAATAAAGATCTACACAATGGGTTAGTTTTCTTTCCCATTCTCCTTTTGGAGTTTCTTCGACCTTTTGTCGGAGTGGT